GGCGGGGAAGAACTGGCCGACCGCGTGGTGAGCGCCGAAGCCCGGGTGGACGGCGTGGCCTTGGCGACCGGGCGCATGGCCGACGACGACTGGGACCGGGCGCTTGATGCCTTGCAGGGCATGGGCGACCTGCCGGTGTGGGTGGACGACCAGCCGGCCCTGGGGCTGTACGAAATACGGAGCAAGGTCCGCCGCGTGCGGGGACTCAAGGTGCTGGTGGTCGATTACCTGCAACTGTGCCGGTCCAGCCTGACGCGCGAGAACCGCACCGCCCAGGTGGGCGAAATCTCCCGGGGCCTCAAGGCGCTGGCCATGGAGGCGGGCATTTGCGTGATCGCCCTGAGCCAGTTGAACCGAGAGGTCGAGAAGCGCCCAGGCAAGCGCCCGCAAATGAGCGACCTGCGCGACTCCGGCGAAATCGAGCAGGACGCCGATTCGGTCTTGTTCCTGTGGCCCCTAAGCGACCCGACGAAGCCCGGCGAAATGCTGGTGGGCTGCGAGGTGGCCAAGCAACGCGGCGGCACCTTGGGGGCTTGGGTTATGGCCTTCAACCGCCCGCACCAACGCTGGCAGGAAACGACTTTGAGCGTGGACGAAGCCGTCCGCATGAACAGCAACAGCACCCAACGGGGGGAACTTTGAACGACACGACTCGCACGCACGCGCATTTGCCCAAGCCCCGCACGCCCAAGGTGCGAACGATTGGATGGGGCGATGCCACCGCTGGACTGCTGGCCATGGCCGAGAAAGCCGGCGCCAACGGGATCACCTGGGCCGACATCAAGGCCGCCCATCCCGAGTGGAAGCCGCAAACCATCAGCGGCGCCATGAACCGCCACCTGGACGCGGGCACGCTCATTCGTCGGGGCAAAGGCGGGCAGATCCGCTACTGGCTGGGCACGGTCGGCGCCGAGGTGGCCGATGCCATCCACGCGCAAGACATCGAACGCGCACGCCAGCGCCGGGTGGACAAGCGCCGCGAATACTCCGACCGCCACCGCCGCGCCGTGGGCAACATGACCCGCGCGGAGTACGTGGCCTATCAAAAGGCCCGCGCCGAGGCGGCCAAGTCGGAGCAGGCCCGCCAGCGCGTGGAGCGCGCCGCCGCCAAGAAGCTGGAGCAAGACGCCAAGCGCGCCGCCGCCAAGGCCCGCGCCGCCATCCGCAAGGAAAAGGCCGAGGCCCGCAAGCTGGAGGAGCAAATGGCCGCCCAGGAAGCCAAGGAGGCCGCCGCCAAGGCAAAGGCCAAGGCGGGCAAGAAGATCACCCGGGCCACCAAGGCGATCAACCGAATCGCGGACAAGTACCGGGGCACTACGGCGCCCAGCATCGTGCCGATGCCCCAGGCTCGGCCCAAGGCCACGCCCGTGGAAATCCCGCCGCACCTCGTCAAGAAGTGCCCGCCCATGACCCTGCCGCATGAGCGCATCCAGGTCGAGCGCAGCCGCATCGGCCAGTACGACACCGAGCCGGGCCACTTGGCTGTGGCGATGGGGGTGGCGGCGTGATCCATTACCACGGCCTCCCCATCACGCCGGCTACGGCGGCGGTGGAAGCCATCGACGGTGGGCACGCTTTCGTGTCGTTTGCCCACGCGGACCAACTGGGCATTGCCGCCGAGGTCTGCCAGTCGTTCGCCGTGGACAACGGGGCTTTTAGCGCCTGGAAGCAGGGCCGCCCGGTCACGGACTGGAGCGCGTTCTACGCCTGGGCCGACCAGTGCAAGCGCCTGCCGGCCTGCGACTTTGCTGTTGTGCCCGACGTGATCGACGGCAACGAGGCGGACAACGACGCGCTGCTGGCCGAGTGGCCGCTGCCCCGCTGGTTTGGCGCCCCGGTTTGGCACATGCACGAAAGCCTGGACCGGCTGGAGCGGCTGGCCAGCGCGTGGCCGCGCGTCTGCATCGGCAGCTCGGGCGAGTTCGCCACCATCGGCACGGCGCAGTGGTGGGGCCAGATCGCCCGCGCCATGCGCGTGGTGTGCAACGACGACGGACAGCCGCTGGTGAAGTTGCACGGCCTGCGCATGCTGAACCCCGAGGTGTTCAGCCGCCTGCCGTTCGCCAGCGCCGACAGTACCAACATCGGTCGAAACATCGGCATCGACCAAGCGTGGCGCGGCACCTACCTGCCGCCCACCAAAGAGGCCCGCGCCGCGCTGATGCGCCGCCGCATTGAGGCCACCAACGGCGCGCAACGCTGGTGCTTCCTCGCGCCCGAGAACACCCAACAAGACCAAGGGACCCTGTTCGTATGAACGTCTACACCGCCAAGTTTTGGGCCGCGTGCCCGGTCAACAGCCTGCCCATCGACTACACGCTGACCATCAAGACCGGCCAGCAAATCCGGGTTGAGTCCATCCAGGAGCGCCTGGACCACATCAAAGAAGGGTTCCACGAGGACATCGCGGACCAACTGATTCGCTCCTTTGGAGGCGAACAGGTGCTGGAGGCCATGCACCACGGGGTCCACATCCGCACCGAACGCCCGATGCCTCACCACTGGCTCAAGGCAAGCGAGGTGGCGGCATGAGCGCCGAGAAGTTGGCCGAGGCGCTGCGCGAAGCGATGGTTCTTCTGGACCCATTTGAGACTGTGGCGAAGGTAGCCCACGCAAAAGCCGCCGCAGCCCTTGCCGCCCACGAAGCCGAGGCCAAGGCCGTAACTGTCAAGGAATCCTTGACACATGCGCCGCTGACGGATGAGCAGATTGATGCCATCGCCGAGCCCTACTTGCGCGACCTTGGCGGCGACCACTGGTACTCGGGTGAGCGCGGCATTCCCGAAGGCAGCGCACCAGACTTTGCCCGCGCCGTCATTGCCGCAGCCAACGGGGGCAAGCCATGACCCGCAAGCAATCCGCCTACGCCCGCAAGCGCCGCCACGCCAGCCCCTTCGTGGACCCGCTGATCCAGTTCCGCGTTCTCAAGACCGTGGCCGCCCACCAAAGTACCGAGCCCCTGAGCATGGAGCAGGCGCGCGACTTGGCCCTTGGCTACCACGGCGCCTTGTCCGCCTTCCGCGACGGAACGGCCAACGCCTACCAAGCCAACACCCTGAGCGCAGCGGCCAACATCACCGTGCTGCTGATCGAGGGTGGCCTGGGCGATGACATGGCCCTGGCCAAAGCCGGCCAAGCCGCCGTGGTCAGCGCCATGGAGCGCCACGCCCGCACCGGCAAGTGGGGATTCAGCGGCCCGGAAATGCAAGCCGTGGCCGACCTGCTTGCGTACCACGATGCCCAGCTTGCAAGCCCGGATTGCACCTGATTGAGTGCAGGCGCCGGATTCTGTCGGGCCACACGCTCAAGGTGGACCCATGACCCCAAGCCAAGAAGCCGCAAGCTGCCGCCCCTGCGTCCACCGCAGCCGGCACAGCACCTGCCTGGAGCCCGTCAAAGCCGGGCTGGCCGAGCAGTGGTGCATCACCTGGGCGCCCCTGAACTGGGCCAAGAAGTGCCCCGCCTACCAACCCAAGGCCAAGCAATGACCCGCGACCCCTTCAAAATCACCGGCCCGACCTGCATCAGCTTTTCGGGAGGTCGAACGTCTGCGTTCATGCTGTGGCGCGTGCTGCAAAGCCACGGCGGGAAGCTGCCCGACGAGTGCGTGGTGTGCTTTGCCAACACGGGCAAGGAGGACGAGGCCACGCTTCGCTTCGTGCGCGACTGCGGGGAGCAGTGGGGCGTGCCAATAGTTTGGCTGGAGTACGAGGACCACGACGAGCCGGCGCACCGTTTCAAGTTGGTGGACTTCGCCTCGGCCAGCCGTGACGGCGAACCGTTGGAGAAGGTCATTCAGCGCAAGCAGTACCTGCCCAATCCGGTGACGCGGTTCTGCACGGTGGAAGCCAAGATCCGCACGATGCACCGCTACCTGCGGTCGCAAGGCTGGGCCGACGGCGATGGTGAATGGGACCAGTTCGTCGGCATCCGCGCCGACGAGCCCCGCCGCGTCGCCAAGATCCGCGCCCGGCCCAGCCCGGAAACCGTGCGCGAAACCATGGTGATTCCCCTGGCAGATGCTGGGGTGACGGTGCAAGAGGTTGGTGCGTTTTGGGCGACCCAGCCTTTCGGCTTGGAGTTGGCCACGTTCAACGGTCGAACCCTGGCCGGGAACTGCGACCTCTGTTTCATGAAGCCCCCGGCCCAGATTCAGAGCCTCATCAAAGAGAAGCCCGAGCGCGCAACGTGGTGGATCAAGATGGAGAACAAGGCGCTGAACAGCAAGGAAAGCGGCGCCATCTTCCGCACCGACATGCCGAAGTACAGCACCCTGCTGGCCCGCGCAACGGCCCAGGGCGACCTGTTCGACATCGAGTTGGACCCGGAGGCGGAAGCCATGTCGTGCTTCTGCGGCGACTGATGACCCGCTGGACCTGCCTCCTGTGTGGCCGGGCCACCGTGCCCGCCGTGACCCTGGGCGACCGGGCAATCGGCCCCCGCTGCGCCAAGCGCATGGGCCTGACCCAGCAGGCCGCCAAGCGAAACCCGCGCATCCGCTTTCACAACACCCGGCCCGAGCCCGCCAACGTGGCGCAGGGCGAGCTTTTCGAGGCCATGGCATGACGCAACGACTCGCCATCCAGTTGACCAGCGCCCAGCAGGGACATGCCGCGCTTGCCCAGGCTTGGCAGTGGATCAAGCCCATGCTTTTGGCCGGTCATCGCCTGACGCTCAAGGCGGAGAAGGCCACCCGCAGCAACGACCAAAACGCCCGCATGTGGGCCATGTTGACCGACATCGCCGGCCAGGTTGTTTGGCATGGTCAGAAGTTGACGCCCGACGAATGGAAGGACATGGCGACCGCCGCGCTCAAACGACAGCGGGTTGTGCCGGGCATCGACGGTGGCTTTGTGGTGCTGGGTGCGCGCACTTCCCGGATGACGATTGCCGAAATGGCCGAACTGATGGAGTTCCTGGAGGCGTTCGGCGTGCAGCAGGGCGTGCGCTTCCGCGCCCCGGAATGGCAGGGGGCCGCGTGAAGGACAAAGCCTGCAAGGTCTGCCGCGTCAAGTTCACGCCGGCCCGGCCCATGCAAACCACTTGTGGCGTGCCATGCGCCATCGAGTGGGGCAGCCGCCAGCTTGCCAAGAAACAGGCACGGGAGGCCCGCCAGGCCAAGGCCGCCGACCGCACCAAGCGCGAAGGCATGAAAGGGCTTCTCGAGTTGAAGAAAGAGGCCCAACACGCCTTCAATGCCTTCATTCGCGCCCGCGATCGCAAGGCAGGCCATCCGTGCATTTGCTGCGGCAAGCCGCTGCGCTGGGGCGTGTTTGGGGGCGCCGTGGATGCCGGGCACTACCGCAGCACCGGCAGCGCCGACAACCTGCGCTTCAACGAGGACAACGCTCACGCCCAGGACGCGCAGTGCAACCGCCACGGGGCAGGGCGCGCGGTGGATTACCGGCTGGGCCTGATTGCCCGCATTGGCCTAGAGCGGGTCGAAGCCCTGGAAGCGGCCAACCAGCCCGCCAAGTGGCAGCGCGACCAACTGCGCGCCATCCGCGACACCTACCGAGCAAAAACCAACCAACTGGCAAAGGAGGCCGAACAGTGAGCCGAACGAACGCAAGCGCCTTGCAGCGCCTGGCAACGATGACCCGCCTACTGATGGAAAAGCCCCGGCGATCGGAAGAGTTGGTCGAGTTGATGGACTGTTACCCCGACGCGGTGCGGCGTTACGCCAAGGCGCTGGAGGGGGAGGGGTTGCTACGGCGCCAGTTTGATGGCCGGGCGTATTTGTTTG